CCTTAACATTAATTTTTCTTCAGGTGTTTTTTCACGATACTTATCAAACTTATTTTCAAGACTATCAATCTTATTTAATATCTGATCCATATTTTCTAATTTACTTGTTAGATCATCCAATTTGGAAAATATACCATCCATAAATTCATCTTGTTTTGCTTTAATCTCTTGTTGTGCAGTAATTAAATCTGTGATATCAATCTCTTCCGTGTCCTCATCTCCTCCCTTATCTTCAGAATCTTCTCCTCCAACTTCTTCAACATCTGGATCATTCTCTACATCAACAGGTTCCGGAATCTCATCAGCACCTCCTGCCGCTGCGTCTGCGGGTGGTGCTCCTGCGTCCGCCGGTGGTGCTCCTGCTGCTGGGTCTGCCGGTGGTGCTCCTGCGTCCGCCGGTGGTGCTCCTGCTGCTGGGTCTGCCGGTGGTGGAGGTAGTTCCCCTCCTTGTTCCTTTAAAATATACCCATTAATTTCGTTGAATCTTTTTAACTCCTCGAGTATTCTTCTTTCTAAATTCATTTTAATTTTTTTAACCGTTCAATAATGTTTTAACTCCTGTAGGTGTTTCAACTCTCAAAGTTCTATTAGTTTTTACTGTATTGTCGAATCTTTCAATAAGTCCGTCTTTCATTCTTACAGTATAACAATCTCCTGTATCTAAATCACAAACCTCTTTGTATCCATTCTCAGTTTGTTTTTCAGTGATACGACTATCTTTTTTAAGGTAATCGTCCAATAAATTTTTTACATTCATAATCTTATTTTATTATATAAATATGTCGTTGTTTATAAAATTCATTACGGAAAATACGATTGTGCAATTTTTACCGTCGCAACATAAGAATCGTAGGTGGCTAGAGCAACTTCATTATTAGCGATATCACCAAGAACCAAAGCCTTAATCCCCTGAGCGTCCAGAGTAAATCCCTTACCGTTGTCCCAAGTTGCGATTATAAATTGAGCAATTGCGTCTACTTCTGAATTACCATTTATTACCTTTAAATTTGTAATAATAGGTGCCATACCAACAATAAATGACGAGGCCAATTTAATTGAATCCGTTTCTCCGGTAAATGAAAATAATGGTGTCGGGAATCCGTCTGATTCAACACAAATCAATTCTTTAAGTTCAGGTCTAACCCCTTGTATTAAATTAATGGCGTTTAATTCAAAATAATTTTTATTTAAAGGTTCTATTGTTCCGACATCGTTAGATGCGTTTATACCCCTTGTTAACGCTATTGTAAATAAACTTAACTTAATGTCCCTTTCGGTCACGTTATTGTTTAATAGTATTTTTAAATCCTCATAAGTTAATGTATATTTTTCAACATTAACATACGGTAAGTTTTTAAATGCGTTATTTACATTTTTCTCACAAACCTCCTGATCACTTTGTTTTCCTGAATTTTCTTTTTTCTGACCTTCGGGATCCAATATCGTTTCTAAATTTGTCGGAGCCCCTTCTGTATTTTTTCTTTCTAATATCTTTGCTTTATATTTCTCTAAATAATTAGTTTTAAGATACGTCGCTAAACTATCAGGTTGTGGTAATGCGTACTTTGGCATTCTAGACCCCTTAAATTGAGTTTCAAACCCTTGTGCGTTGACTGTATGTGTGACATTATAGATATAATATGGTCCGTAAAATAACGGTACGTGTCTTAAATTAAAATACATCATAGGTTGTATCATAACATTAGCCAAAGAAGTAATGGTACAATTATATGATAATGATTTATAAAAAGAATAAAGGGATGTGGTTTGTTGTGATATTTTATCTCCACTGGCAACATTACCCAAATTGGTATTTACCTGAAAAGTTGCTGATGTATTTTTTTTATCATCCATACCAACATTAAATCCTTTAAACATATTTTGATTTCTTATTCCAAAATCTACATTAAACCCAACCACCTTATTTGAGATGGATTTATTTTGTTTGTTGTCTTGTACTCTAAGTGGGTTTGATGATGGGTTTCTAAAATCATAACTGTCATCACCATATAAAACAAAACTATTATCTCTTTGTTGTAATTTATCAGATTCTTTACCTGTATAGATACAAAGGAATTTTGCTGTAGACGCTAAATAATCAACATTAGTCCACGTACCAAAAAGAGTGTTTGCCGGATCAATATCAACCGCTTGTGGATTTTTTGATGGTTCCTGTATTCCGTAAAAATTAACATAAGCCGGTAAAGAAAAGAATATCATATCACCACAAATACTCAAAAGCTCACCAACAACCGCAAGTATATCCACAGAACCGTCAGATTTAAACAAGTCCCTAACCCTCTCTAAATCAACTTGGATTTTATCCCCAATATCATTATTCGCCACGTCGTGAAATAAAAAATCTTCAAATAAGGTTTTTGTTGTTAAATCACTTCCAGCAACCCACTTATCATTAAGAGTTTGAAAAACGTTATACACCGATAGTTTTGCAACGTCCCCCTCAAGGGTAGATATCGTTGCAGTATTTTTTACTTTTAATACTGGTAGATTTTTATTTAAATAAGTAGAGATTTCTGTTACCATATTATCATCAATTAGGTTTAAATCACTAATAAAAGTTTTCAATAAAATTTTAAAAATCGCAGAACTAACTGGTATGTTTTTTTTAATTGATTCTTGTTTGTATCTTGCAAATATTTTTATAATTTGATATAGTGATTTAATGTTACTTTCAGTAAACTCAACATTCATATCAATAAAGAAATCGGTTATTGTTGATCCTGTATTCGCATAAAAAACATCCTTTATGGTTGAGAACCCAACGTATTTTTGTAGTGTTTTCCATTCATTTGGGTATGTTGCCCTGCTGGTTATTAAATCTATACTTTGACCAGCTCCCGGTAAAGTATTTAGTATATATGGAGTAAACGTGATTGGGTCAGTTGGTGTGTATCCAAGTTCGTTTAAAAAACTATTAAATATTTTTCTATCAAAATTTCCAGCATTTCCTATTTTTAAAATAAAGTCATACGACATAAATTCTTTTACACTTAAAGTAAAGTTTGAAATTTGTGCATTTGCTAGTTCGTATGCGTCCTGATTTTGTTGATTTATTAAATTAACATCGTTGTTCTTAACCAAGAATATATTTTTTATTTGGTCAAATAATCTTCTTTGTTTTACGTTAGTAATTTTATTTGTACTTGTGTATGATGGACTCGTTTGTTCTTTATCTAAGATTAATATATCCGCTTGGGTTGGTTCTCTTTTTGAAAACCCTAAAAACGCCTTTTCAAATTGATCTAATAATTCAGGTTTAAACACCGCAAATATATCCTCAATAGATGGTGGTAATTTTTTTTTATTACTAAAATTAACATACTGATTATATGCGGGTTTTGTTATTTGTGTGTTATCAAAATACCCATATTGTGATGCTCCCCATAGAGATCTAACCGAACCATTATAAACCGCCGGATTATCTTTTACTTCAATTGTTATATTTGTGTTATTGAAACATTCTAAGACTGTTTGGTTTATGTTGATTCCACCATTTGACGGTATAAGTAAATGTGTCTTATAATTTTTATCTATTAGTGGGTCTTTATCAAAAGTTAAATATTGAAAAAATGGATTAACCCTTATTGATCTTGTTAAGTTATTAGGGTCACCACCTAATCCCATATAGTAACTTGCACTCGTATTTAAACCAATTTTTAATTTATTCTGAGTGTATAAATCATCAAATTCAGTTTGTGTATATCCAGTAAATAAGTCCTTCTTTGTGAAATACCAATAAAAATCATTTATTAATTTTGGATAAAATCCTGTGTTAATTAAATCCATTGACCCCGAATTAAATGGATCACTTTTAAACCCATAAAAATCTATGGTTCCTCCAGTATAGTTCCTAATCTTATAATTAGTACTTAACGACTCGTTGGTTGCATAATATTTTTTATAATTGAAATCATTCCAAACACCGTCCAAAATATCAACACCATCATCAATATATTTTTTATATCGGTGCCATATGGAACCATACTTTAACATTAAAGAATAGGGTATTTGATGTATTGATGAAAAGTTTTTTAGTGTTGCACCTAACGCATCCAAGTTTTCATCTTTGTTTATGTCATATAACTGATCCACTAAGTCGGCTAACGGTATAGAGTTTAGGTAGATATACCCAAGAGCTGCGTATGGGTTTTCTTCATTTAATTTGTCTTTCTCAACACCCTTTAATAATGCATTTACAAAATAAGGGGTGTTTAATAACGAACATTGTTGTATTGGTGTTCCTACATTTCCTTTATATAATGAACTGTTTAACTCTATTTTATCTACAGTTATATAGTTGCTATTACTTGTACCATTTTTAAAAAAGTTCTGTAAGGTTGTTCGATCATTTATTGTTGTATTATTAATCTTATTTACCAATACTTTGGTATTAAAGTTTTTAAATTGTTGGTCCGCATAATATTTAAAACACCTAATCGTTTTATAATCATCGGTTTCGTTTATTCTAGCAATAGTTTTTTTATCATCTAAAAATATATACGTTTTACTTGTGTCATTAAATGATATGTTATCCATAAACGGGGAATAATCATTAATAAAATCACTATCGGTATATGGTAAGGTATCTAAAAATGATAACTCCGAAATGTTAGAACTCCTTAAATATGCTTGGAATTTGTCTACTAATGGTATTGTGTTATCCAAACTAATTGATCGGGCATTAATAGATCTTAAATCATAAAGACCAAAATCGTTCTGTATGTCGTTTTTTATATATTCCGTAACATAATTATCTCTAATAAAATCAGCCCAATTATCACCAGTACCATTGTTAGATATTGATCTCAATTCGTCCCTCAAAGTCTGTAAGTTATATTTTTTAGTTTTTAATATTTGTTTTAACTCAGGACTGTTGATTGCCGATCCTATAATATTTTTAGCCTCTAAATCTGCTAAAAATTTACCAATTTGGTTTTGGTTAAATGTGCTTTTATTTAATTTAGTGTAGTGACTTAAAGCATATATTCTTTCGTACATCTCATAAAAAAACGGAACTATCGATGTATTCTCATATGGTACGTTATCAAAAGGGAAATAAATTGTATTACACGAACCGTACTTCGCTAATTCTTTAGGATTATTATAAACATTTCTATTGACCTCCTTATTCTTTTTTGTTGACGCATTTAGATAATCTTCTAAAAACTTTACTTCAGGCCACACACTTAAATCGAACGCCTCCGTTTTATCACTATATTTAGGATCACCAACATACCTAATATTATATTTTTCTGTACCATCCTTTTCAGTTTCTTGTACATAATATGTTGGCCAAGGATATACTATGTTAATATTTTTTATGTCGGTCGATGTTCCTCCAATATTATTTTTACCGTCAATTCCTTCGTTTTTATTTGGGGGTAATATTGTACTAACTCTTCTTGGGTTATCTCTTTGGTTCCAAGACTGTGTGTGGGTTCTATCCATTAAACGATAAAATGTATCCAAACCAGCCATTAATATTGCCATAACATTTCTTATGGTTGGTGCATATCCTAACCCTCCATTCTTATCTATTAATTTTTTTGATAAGTCTTCAGATAATTGGGTTTCTATCTTTTCTTCTTTTTCATCTATTTTTGCAAATAAAAGTTGTATTTTATCTAAAAAACTATTTGCAACATATTGAACCCCTCCAAATTGTATTTCACCATATTTTAGTAGGATTGGGAATGTCTCAATGTCATTACCATTCACATCTTTAATTGTTTCCTTTAATATGAAATCTTTTGTTAATTGAGTAATAAAAACATTAACCTGATCGTCTGTTGGTGTAGTATTGATTCTCGCAGCTAAAGTTTTTTTGTAATCCGCAAATGTTAATATGTTATAATTAAACACTTCAAAAATTTCAGTATCGTTTATATTTACAGGTATTTGGTCGTTACCATCGGCGTCCTGACCAAAAGATGCGTTTTTACGCATATTATCAAGTGAATTATTAATCTCCTTTTTAATAGCACTAATTATGTCTACTCTTTTTTGGTATGTTAATGTATTTTTAAACGGATAATAAATTTGATTGTTATATATGAAATAGTTAGTGGTGTCCAAATAATTTTTTAAAATAACCTTATATGACCTGTTTTTCAGTTCTTGTAGGTCGGTTCTAAACTGATCTATATCACTTAAAATAACGAAGTCACCCTTTTCTATGTTTTGTTGCATAGTTGTTGTGAAACTATCAGCATCCTCAATAAATTCATCTATTGTCAAATGTGGAAAATCAGAAGCGATTAAACCTTTAGATTTATAAATTTTATAAACCTCATCTAATATTTGACCACCTAAAGAGGTCTCTTTAGTGGTCGTTGTTGTGGTTGTTGAGTTTGTTGGTGATGGTGCTTCCTCGGTTACTATTGTTGGCGACATTTTTGGTGCTGTCCTAGCATAATCTAAAAGACTATCACTTAAAAGACCTGAATTTTTTCCAAGTAACTTTAAACTAATTTTAAAATTACCTAACTCTTGATCAAAGGTAGCATTAAAACTTATTAAATTCAAACTATACCTAATAGCTTTACCATAATAACCTTTAAGTGTTAAATAAAATATTGGGTATGGTAAATTAAAAAATACGGAATATAGTGACTTTTCACCTTGTTCAAATAATGTCCTCCCTTGTACGTCAACTAATTCAATATCAACCGTTGGGACAAACATTCCTCCAGCCTTTCCACCTGAGATATCAACTTTAATACTAGTGATACCTAACATTTGAGTATCTTCGTAATTCAGTATGTCTCTAACGTATCTTGTTGTGCCGTCTTTATTTTGGATTTCGGTTTCTTTAGTTTGATTGGCTCCCAAACCATCACGAGAACCTGCACCCGTTAATTGATTTGACCAACTCGTATCAAAGGCACGTTTACCTTTTGGTTGTAAAAAATTAATGTCGGCAGATCCATTTAAAGTCGCTATGGTTGTATTCACCACATTACTCTCCGTACCATCAATTCCGACAGCCAATTTAGTTCTTGGTACCGACCTTGTAGATAGGTTGGCATAAAAAACCAATTCTTCGTGTTCTACGAGTCTATCTTTTACAACGTCATTTACAACAATTTTATTGGGGTCTATTAATATAATGTTGTCGTAATCCGTTTCTACATATATTGATTTTTGATTTAGATTATCTGCCATAATAAAAAATATGTGTATCTATCGCATTTTTGTAGTCTTGTAATGCACTTATTAATGGGTATGGCACAATTAATATTGTACCATCAGGTATATCACTTTCTAATCCACCATAAATGGGATTTGCAATTTGTATTAACCAACCAAAATAAGGTGAACCATACTTTTCATAACTTATTTTATCAAGTCTAGATTGTCCAGCCCTGTAAACATATTTTTGATCGGATGTACGGTTACCAATACTAATAAACGGTACAACTGTTTGTGTACCATTTAAAAAAAATTTACTGTATCTTCTATAATAATCCATTTTAATTAAGTGTTTTTTTCAAGTTAAAGTAATCCCAATTAACATCATTCTTACTTGTAAGGTCTCTTAAATTTTCATCATAAGGTGGTATTACTGGATTTTGTTTTTGATAATCCATTATTCTTTCCTTCTCTTGAAATGGTGTGTATGTGTTATTAGGTATAAACCCATTTAAAAAATCGTCCTTAAACTTTTTAAATATCTCATCTGTTTTTGTTTTAGACCTTTCAAAGTCTTGGTATAGTCCACTAGTTCTTTTTGTTATCTCATTTACATTATAATCGTACGTAAATCCTAAATTACTAAATAAGAATTTTTTCCACGTATCCCTAACTTCCTCAAATGGTGGCATTGATGATATTGGTATTACTGAAGCTATACTATCGATAAACTTAACGTAATCATCTAAAATCTCTTTACCAAACACCATAAAAAACACATTGACTTGTTTTGATACGGTTTCATATCCTTTAGCGTTATTGTTATCTGGTTTTAAATACATTTCAAATTTTAAATCAGTGTTGTATGTGTATGATGTTCCGGTCGGAACTATTTTAAATTCATCTAATTTTTGATTGTATGTGTTTAGGTCGGTTCCAACTTTTAAGAAGTCCGTCACTAATTCATCAAAGGTGTTTGTTGTTCCGTTTGTGGTACCGGATAGGTCAAAGATAACGACACCACCTCTATTATTTATATAACCATCAGCTTTATCTGAGACGTAATTTAATCTATCGGTTATCTTTATTAAAGATACTTCATTTTTTATGATGTTTGTCTGTGCTGATGATAATGCGTTTTTTAGTCCATTACTCTTACCATCAATTAATTCTTTAATCTTTCTTTTTATTTTTCTTATATCTGAATTATCAAAACCAGCTAGTGATAATCCTCCTAGTATTGGTGATACTTCATTATCCACATCTTCTTTGGCTTGGTTTATAATGGTATCTACCCTGTCTGAGAATGAAAAAGGTTTACCAAAAATATTAACCACATTTGTGGTGTTCCCACTCAACCAATTAAAGCGACCTTGTGTGTATTTTTTTTCTGAGTTATAAAGTATAATACCTCCTATTAGTGTTTCGTTTTTAATTTTTTCAAAATTATTAAAAATTGTGTTAAAATATTCACCACTAACATTTGTTAGGGTTTTCATAACATCTTTATATTGTATAGTTCCTGTTATCGCACTAGTTGTTGGGTCAACAAAATTAGTTAATATTGTTCCTATCGTATTTCCCGCATCGTTACCTTCATTTCTTTTTCCATCCAATATTCCATATTCATTTTTTATGTCTTCTAATAGTTCATCGTCTAATTTTGTGTATTTATCAGTCACAGTCTCTTCCGCTCTTTCATCATACATTTCTGTATTTGCATAATAATTAAACGATAATGCGTTTTGTAATGTTGCGACCGGACCTTTAAGTCCGTGACCACCAATAAATTTAAGACCTAACGTTACGTCCACTATCATTGGTTGTACCCCAATTCCTTCGGGATTTAAGTCAAATCTCGCCTCGTTATAGTCAAACTTAACGGTTTCAATTATTGCCTTTGTGTGGTAAAAATCACCAACCCTAATAACACATACGGGTGGTGTACCAAAAGCACTATTAAACACATCGTTATATTGTAATGCGGTTCTATTTCCATCAGAAACTACGGTTGGTATTGTGTCTCCAGGTCTTACACATTGGTTTAAAAATGTTAATCTAGAATTAAGGCCTTCAGGTGTCATCGAATGAAATGTCGGGCTAAAATTTTTGATTTTACTTTTAATCCCATCATAAACCATTGGTTGTTGTTCTTGTAACATTTCAAAATAACTACACTCACTTAAAAGTTTTCTTAGTAATTTTTTAGTTAGTCCAGCGGTTTTAGCGTTAGCACCTGTTAATCTGTTCGATGAATTGGTGGTTACATATTGAGGTGTTGGGTTGTCTACGTTTGTATTTTCTGCAGCCTTTGGGTTCGGTAAAGTTTCTGATGGTTTTTCGGTCTCTTTACTAGTTGATTTTTGTTCTTCGGGGATAGTCTCCGCAGGAGTTACCTTTAGTTCTGTGATCGTCACTCTTCTACATAACATTGCCTGTATTGATGCCTTCCCGTCCGTATTGGTATTATTAAACTTTTTTGAACAATCAATATTTGAATATTTGTTGGTTTTTAATATTGATGTTTTTCCTTGTGGGTCCGATTTAATATTTAATTTTTTATTTTCATAATATTTTTTTAACGTCGCACCATCACCATCATCCTTACTTAATATTGTTTTTAATACTGAATCATACCTCCTACTTGATAATTTTTCATTATAGGGTTCATCTCCGTTAGCATTTGCGGACGAAACAATGGTAAACGATACCGTTGCGTTTGATTTTAATGCGGTTGCAAGTTTATTTAAGAAATCATCAAAATCAGACTTTTCTTTCACTATGTCAGTATATAAATTTTCTAAGGAAGATTTTTTAAATATAATGTATTCTGAACCCGCACTTTCTTCAGTAACTGATGATGGTAAAGTGTTTAATCTGTTAGTGGTTCCATATTTAATATACGCTCCGTCAGGAAAAGTATTATCTGTTGTGACTGAATTTATATAAACAGATTTATTACCAATAAAAGTACCATAAAGGGTTGCGTAATCCGTAGCACTTTCAAGACCACCCCCTAATGAAGTATCATCCGGAATAGCTTGGTCAAACAATAAAATTATTTCTTCAAAAATACCACCTTTTTCAGACCCTTTTTCTAATTCAGTTATAACCGAAGTGTTACTTGTTTGGTTTTCGGAGCCGGTTATATCACCAGTAGTTGTTGTTTTTTCTCCTGTTGTTTGTGTGTTTGGTATTTCATTAATTACCTTTTTTAGTTCTTGTCTACTATTTAATGCTTCTGTGGCCTCAAAAACATCACTTAAACTAAATTGCCTATATTTTTTAAGTAAGGTGATTGGATCATACTTTAAACAACCCGCAAAAAACGAATCAATTATTTTTGTTGACTCACTATTATTTTCTTTTTCAAGTTCTTTATTAACAATCAAATTTAAAATTGATGGATGGTCTACCACAATTTTGAAAGATAATCCTCCTGATCTTTCACTATTTTTATATATGTAAATAGGTTCGGGTCTTCCTAAAAAATCAACGGTTGTCCATCTAGCGGATGAGGAATCATCATACTTTAATTCATATGGTGGAAACCACATAATTCTACCACCATTAGGTCCCACCTCACAAGCAGGTAAATCGTCAACCCTATATCCAGACTTATTGGATGTTTTCCACGCCAAATTCTCAATAGAGAACATATATTTTTTTACTTTACCCTCATTAGTAATATTACTTGACCCTAAATTATCTTTACTACCCATAGGAGCAATATTAAGATTGTAGGTTTTATCTAATACGGAATAAGAAAAATTTCTTATGTTTCCGTCTTTTTTTTGTAATTCATTGTATGTTAAGTATGGTCTATCTTTTGTGAATAATCGACAATACTCATACCCCATAATCGCTTGTGACGGATCAACAGATGTCGGTGTTGTGTATCTAATAACTTTAGATCCCTTCGTCATTTCCATTAAACCATCTTTAAACACTTTAGATACTTGATTAATAGCATTACCAACGTGTTCACTTCTTCTTGTGGAGTTATTGGCTGCCTGTACTAATTTTTGGGTTGCGTCTAAAATTGATCCTTCGGTTAAATCAAAATTTGTAGATTTTGATTTATTATATTCAGGCCCAAAACTTGATTGTTCAAATACGGTATCAGTTCCCCCATTTATTTGTTTATTTCCAGGACCTACAAATTTACCAGGACTATATAAATTATCCTTAGCGACCCAAGTAAATCCACCTTGTATACCAACACTATCGTAAAACGGTTTAGAGGATATACCAAAAAGTTGTTCTGATAATTTTGCTCCCTCATATTCTTTTGCTATTTCACTATAACCAAAAACAGGACCTATATTTGCCTTTCCGAATATTCCCTTTGGTAGGTCAGTTTTAGGGCTAACCGCGTCTCTTATAAAGTTTTTAGTACTACCAACGTAGTAATTACCTTTAGGTGCTAATAGGTTTGGACTTTGTAGTGAACTTAAAAGATAGTCAGGTCTATAGTTGTTATAAAATAATTGATCAAATAATAACCCTCTAACTGCCGGTGAGGTGTTAGCGATAAATAATTCAGATGCAGAATCAATAAATGGTGATGTTATACTATTAACCAAATTATTAACAAGACCTAATACCGAACCAACCGGATTATCGACTGATTGACTTAAAAAATTCCTGTTTGGGTAATCAAAATATTGATTAGGTATGATAGAATATGGCGAATAAAGTCCAGACAATCTACCAACAAATCCAACCGATTCAATGGCATTATTTGATGCTGATGTAATTTTATAATCTCTTTGTATTATTGGTAATTTATTTGATAAAACACCTAAGACATCAAATGGATTTAATTTTGGGTTTACAGAAATACCACCACTATCCGGTGCAATCGTAGAATTAGTTAATGTTGACTTACCTAATGTTTGTTGTAATAACTCAAAAGCAACTCTCGCTTTAAATTCTTTTTGTAATCGTTTCGCACCTATTTGTGCTAACGATGAGTCTTGACTTAACTTACCATCACTACCACTAATATTTTCAACCTTATCCGTTGTTAATATGGAAATCGGCAAATAGTCAGAAGGAATGAAAGCGAACGTTGTGTCACTTAACAAGTAAGGACTATTAATTGTTTCGGTGGTTAGGTCGTCTATTGTTAAATCTTCATACCCACCCTCACCATTATTGTATTTATTTTTTGCATAAACCAAACTTTGTGATTCTTGTGTTGATCTACCAGGTATTGATGTTTCATATATAAACTCACCCTTACTTGGTTTTTGTTGTATATTATCATTTGGTGTTACCTCTGTTGGGTTATTTGGTTGATAAACATTATTTAGTAAAATAACTAAATTTTGTTCTCCTAATATTTGTAATTCACTATTAAATCCTGAACTTTCGTTTGGAATATACTCTCCGTAATTTGAACCTAATGAGTACTCATCGTTGATCGGTACAACACCACCATAAGATTTACTACCTCTAATTGCCGGTCCGTACTTGTTTTTAGTGTATAATATAATCTCTTGTTTTTGACCGTCAGTCTCTAATAAACTGCCTTGAGCGTCTTTTTGGTTTCTATATTCTCCTGTATTTGTTCCTAAAGTTTTTAGTTCAAATTCAACCGAATCACCGTATTGTCCCCCTTGTTTTTCAGGTCCGTATTTGTTTAATACTCTTAAAAACCTCTCTAACTCATTTCCTTTAGTTTCTAAATTACTCCGAATACTATCAGTATAACCGTAGTTTCCTTCATTGGCCTTTGTTTGGAAATTTAAATTGGGTGTTATTGTTGTTTTACTTTGTTGACCTTCCGGACCATATTGGTTTTGAACCATTAATTCTATTTCTTTATTTTTTCCAAAATTTTCAAGTGTGGAAAAAAATGTTTTAGAATATTCATAAACACCATTATTGGTTTGTGTTCCTTTATTAACATTAATACTAACCATATTACCAAATCCATCGGTTTCTGGTGTGTATTTATTTTGACCTATTAATGTGTTCTCAATTAGTTTAGCGGTGTTATCTAACGGTGTAGTATCAATAACTGAATAATCAACTAATGAGAATTCTTTGTTTGTTGTTTTTTCTGCAGGACTATAAAACCCATCAACTTTATAAGGTTTAAGGTTTTTTAATAATAGTTTTTTTCTAAAATTTTCTGTCGAATCAAATGATAACGGACTTTCCATTTAGTATTTTATATATAAATAGGTATTGTATAGATTTTTTATAATCACTTACCCTTTTCAGCCATAATTTTAGGCATATTCTTTATTGTATTTACGACCTTAGTTTTTAGTTCTTCAGTAAATGTTCTATCTTTCATTAACGCATCTGAAAGAGTTCCACTAGTATTAACGTTAATGTTCACATTGATGTCTCCAGACGCTTCAACTTTTTGGGTTTCTACTATTTCTTGTTTTATGTTTTTTTGTTGGATTGCAGTTTCAATAGGGTTACCCATTTCCATTTTTGGTGGATTAAACGTTGTTGGTAGGTTTGATGTAAAATCTTGGACCCCTAAGAATATATTTTTTAAAAAATCTAATTTTTTTAATAGGTTTGGAGCAAAAACAGCCTCATCTTCAGGAATAAAATTAAACATTTCTCCTTTACCTAAACTTAAAACTTTGTTTCCTGTTGAGAATGCAGCGTCTGTTTTTTCGTATGTCTTGTTAATATTCTTTATTGGGTCTTTTTGTTTTAATTTTTGTTCGTTTTTTATATTTATCATTTCCTCTTCAGTAAATAATCTAGTTTGAGATCCCTTATTGGCATCATCATAAATTTCGTTAATTCCGGTCATACCCAATTGGGCTCCTTGTTGCGCATTTCCTTTGAGGTTGGTGGACATCTTATCAATACCTTTTTCAAAATTACTAATAATATCACTTCTTTGTTCTTTACTTAAACTTAATATTAAAGTGTCCCTAATAATTCTTGCATCTTTATTTAAAGTTTCTTGTAATGTAAGTCCTTTTTCAGCTATTTGCCTATCAGACATATCCGCAGTTTTTTGATAACTTTCTAACGCCTGTTGTAATAATTCTGGAGATTTTACCATTGCCGATTCTAAATCGTCAGTTTTAAATCCAGGTATGTCTAAAATCATTTTTCCACCTTTAAATTCAGTTAAAGACGCTAATAAATCTTTTGATTCTTTTTTCATACCTTCACCAAAACCAGTCTCAGATACGGCATTCATTACCTCCTGAGCCTTTTTCGCTTCTCTACCTATTTTAGTGTACTGCTCCAATGTTTTACCAAATACATCAGCCTGTTCTTTTAATTTCATTTTTGATAATGGATCAATGTCTATTTCGCCAGTTTCTTTATTTATTTTAAATGCGTTAGCCGATAGTTTAATCATTTCATCTTGCAATGCCTCAACGTCATTCATACCCATATTCATTAATTTAAACGGGTTACCTAAATTACCTATCGCTCCACCTAACATTTGTAATTTAGATGCCGCTTCAATGGCTTTTTCTGGATCCCAAAAATCTTGAGCCTTACTTAATGCGCCAATGTCGTCAACCGATGTTCTTAAAAGTTGTGCTTGTGTTGACATTTTAACTAAACCCTCAACACCATTTTTAAATCCATATGAATCTATTTTTGATAAACTACCTTGTACCTCAGTTAAAAGGGCCTTACTGCTAAGACCTGATAGTCTTGCAGTCCTTGAGATGTCTTGCATTCTCTCAACACTTTTTATTTGAGATCCCTCAAGTCTTATAAACTCAGAAGTCATTTTACCTAACTCTTTTGATGTAAGTCCAGTCGTTTTTTCCATAGCAACAAGACTACTTGCAAATGTTTCACCATTTTTGGTCATATCACTAGTCATAAAAACAACCTTATTCATACCCTCAGAAAATCCACCAACGGCCTCCGTAATGTCTTCAAAGGTTCCTCCAAGTTCTAATGTTTGTTTGTATGATTTAAATAATTGCTCCCTAAAGTTACTAGCCTCAAAAACCATTCCACTAGACATAGTTCTTTGTAATTCCTTGGCCTTGTTTTCCATTTCAGTGATCCCTCTTATTGTTGTTTCAGGATCAATTAACTTGTTAAGGGAGTTTTTTAGTGTTACTAAACTATCGGCGATATTCAAACCTTTAGTAGACCATTCCTCTTCGGGACCAGTAGCTGTAAATAACCACATCATAATTCTTTATTTGATAAATAGTTATTCATTCTTTTTTTCGTATTCTTTCGTTAGTTTATTCATAAAGAACTTCCTTTCATAGACAGGCATAACCATTAGGTCGGAGTATGAAAATCCACCAAATTTTACAAGATAGTAAAATTCATCTAAAATATATTGTTTAACTTCAGAAGAAAGGCCGAAAAAACTCCACCCCAAAGGCAACATTCACTGTTACTTCTTCTCCAGACGGGGCGATTACTTTCCTTTGTAAATCCATTTTAGGTTCACATTCGTTTATGAATTTTCTAAGATCTTTAGAATCCGAAATCGGCATATTAGTGATAAACGTACCTATCATACCTTTATCAGAGTTTCCGTCTATTTCCATAATTTGTGTCTCTAAACGTTTTGTTACAACAGGAGAGACCATTCCTTTAGGATAACTTTCAAGTAGAGACTCAATTTTCTTATCGTCTCCAATATTTAATAATTTAAATTTAACGATTTTTTTTGATTTTGGTAACTCGTAAGTAAATAACCCGTTATCGTCCGGTTGTTGTGTAAGTGGTAGGTATGATACCTCGTCTAATAATATGGTTATATCAAAATATTTGTTTGTTGCCGGATCATTAACACTAAAACCATATTCAGGCCCAAAAGCCGTATTCCTTAAAAACATTAGAATCGCTTGAACATCAACCATTAGTAGTTGGTCAATATTAAATCCCGGTTCATAAATTTTGTTTCTTAGTAACGCATTTACAATACCGTCTTTGGTTGCATTTGGTGACATTAATAAGTTTTCGTCGTTTGCAGTTAAATAACCAACTTTAAGTGATTCTTTTTTTGGTGTGTAGAATATTCCTTTTGAGGGTAGTTTAACAACGTCGTGTGGCAAATTTAAATTTTGTTGCCCATATTCCATTGATTGATCCATAGTTTTTTATTTTAAATATAATTTAGATCCACTTTATGTAAATAAAAAACCCACCTATTAAAGATGGGTTTAAAAAAATATATGAAAAGGTATTTTAGTAAACTAAAATACAACGGTCTGGTTGTAAACCAATTTCAACAGTTGCAAGATCTTCAGTTGTGTAACCAACAGAACCAAAGTTTGCTTTAGTGATTAAACATCCTTGTAATATCCATTTTTCAACCGCAACTCCCGTTGGGTCTAACATTTCTAAATCAACGTCTTTTTTATACCCTGCAGCATAACCCATACGTCCTGTTACCGATTCTGCATGTAAACGAACCCATTCCATAACCGCCTGAGCAGCTGAAGGTCCGATTGGGTCACGTAACTTAACGGTTATCTCATTCCACTTAAATGAACTTGAGACATACGTTTCAGTGTTTAAAAATTTAATCTCTTTTTTTGCGATATCTATTTGTGGTCTTGACGCACTTTCAACATACCAAGAGTTGATACCCAAACTAGATGGGAAAGTAATTATAAACCTATTGGTTCTTTTAGGTTCATACTGAAAAGGCATTTTCATTAGTAAATCAGCCATGTTCTATTTTTTAATTTGTTTTATTTATTATATAAATATTGTCTTGTTTATTTTTTTCTATTTACTTTCGTATACAAATAAAATATTCTTATAATATATCCAGTTATTATAGTTCTTTTTTAATATTTCCTTTAGTTAAATATGTTTTTACTGGACTTTTTTCATATTCACTATCTAAAAATTCTTTCATCTTATCTATATTTCTTGGGTCATCATCTGAAAATCCGATTGTTGGTATAATTTCTTGGTTATTCACATCATTCTTAAAGAAAGCATTTTTACCAATAACTTGGGCCATTTCTTTACAATAACTAATAAAACTTCTCATTGCTTTTATCTTACCTTCTTCAGGGTTGGAAGCATTACCTTCTCCAAAAGAAACAGGTTCAAATCGACACCTATCTAAATATTCATTGATGAGGTCTTTATCTGTGAAGTTTAATTCAAATGATTCATCTAATTGTTCTTCCTCACTAAAGTGACTATATCTTTTTAAGTTTTCAACCAACGTGTTTTTATTTAACCCATTGTGATTTGATATAATGTAATTATATGTCGCCTCTTTTAAGGTTTCAGGGTTATGTCCCCTTGCAGTTATAATAGCAAATATAGATCCACCATTAACACACTCAATAAAATCGTTCCAAGAAGGACCAGGAGACGCTACCATTGCATCTATAATAAATCTTTTATCACCTTTGGTTCCAAAATTTCTATATGGGTCAGGAGCATATCCAACAATTGTGGTTCCTTTATAATTAAAAGGTTCGACACCAATTTGATGTCTATGTTCAGCAAAATCTTCTGTGGACATTCCAACCTCTTGTTCATTTTCGGTCATCACGATTATTTGTGTTGGCATAAAAACAATATTGTCGTCCCAATCAAACGCATAATATTTTGTATCCGGATTCCCTTGTTCATCAAACCCCTCAAATAAATTACGTTTTTTTACAAAATTATATACGTGTCTTTTAATGTCCATTATTTTGTAGTTTTTCTAAAATTTTCTCTAATTGACTTTCAGTTATAACAATGTTTTGTTTTTTGTTAGAATATGTTTTATACCCTTTAAGGTCGTTACCAACCGATTCCCTAATAATTTTTTTTTCTATTTTCATTGTCTTTATTTTATAAATATATAAATGGGGAATATTTCTACTCCCCATTAATTTTATTTTTTATTTATACATCATCGAAAGATGCTCCAGTAGGTGTAATAACAAACTCGATATCGATATACTCTAACGCTCTTGTAGGTTTTAAGAAAATCTTACCTGTTAAAGTGTTTGAATCTAAATCTTCAGGAGTGTTTGATACCGTCACACGGAAATCAATTAAACCACGATCTCTTCTTATTGAATCTAAGATTGGGTTAACTGAATCTAAGAATTGTTGTCTTACTTTATCGTCGTTTTGTTCAAACAATAACCTAACCGCTACCGCTGAAATCAACTTACGAGCTTGTAGTAATAAACGTCTTACGTTGATTCTGTCAAGTGCTGACTCTCTAACTTGTAATGTTTTATTACCCCAAATTACAGTACCAACATCAGAGAAAGTCGCAATTGGATTAATTCTACCTTTATAAAGTGTGTCTCTATCTTCTTGTGTTAATTTTTTACGTGCTCTAATAGCATTTACAAGACCTCTTGTGTAACCCGCAGATGCGAACCAAGGAAATGCGATATTATCAGTTAACGCCAAGTTTTTAGTTACCTCTGCAGTTGCTGGAATATAAATTTGTGTATTGTTTACACTATCTCTTGTTAATACCCAAGGGTAGTAAGTGGCGGTATAGTTAGAATCAATACCTGTATTCTCTAAATTATCCACAACCTCTTGGGGGTAAATAAGCCCCTCCTCAATATCAGTGTAAGATGGTAAGAATAGGTTAAAGTCTGGTGTCGTACAAATATATATTGAATCTGCTCTATCTGATTCGATCATATCAATAGCATCCTCAACTAAGTTAGAGTTATTTACATAATCAATACCCGGTGTTGTAAATATATTGATGTTAACCGATTCAGGATTTGCGAATGTTGATTGTCCCCATTTGTATGCGTAATAGTCAGTATTTGCCCAAGTCTCTTGGTTTGGTCCTGAAATTTGTTTAAACGCTCCCCATCCTGATGCTGTCGGGTAAGATACTGATGATGCTGCTCCGAATTTAAATCCTGATTGACCTAATGCGAACGTATCTCCATTAGTTCTACTTTCACGATAAATGTCCCAACCGTCAAAACCACCATATGCTAATACTGTAAATTTACGAGTATTTAATCTGTAGTATGGGTTATCGATATCGGTAGGTTCAGAACTAAATGATCCTGTACCAACCTCAAATGCTGCCGTTGTAGCGGATGTTAATACGTTAAGTTTGGTTACGACCGTTGCCCCACTATCCATATGGAAACCTTTTGTTGTGTAAGCCCAAGGAGTACCAACAGTATCAGTAGCTAAGTTAGCTGGTATTTGTTTTCCTTTATATTCGTAAAAATCGTAATCAATACCGGTAATATTTGATATCCCTAAATACGCCTTTCTTGGGTTTTCACCATTTGATATTACTGGATTATCTCCACCTGACGAAGATCCGAACGGTGGGTTATAAATAACTTCACCCGCTTGTAAATATTTTGTTTTATATACTACAAATGGTGGTGTTGATTGTGCGTACTCTCTTGAGATGTAACCTTCAAACCCACAAGGTAATGCGTCTGATGGTGCTTCTGAACTCATATCTAACATTACATATTTAGATTTAACTTCATATTCACCGTTAGATGTACCTATTTTGTTAGCCACATAGTTAGTTTGATTTGGATCCATAGAACAATTAGTGAAACTTTCAACAACCCTTACATTTTGATCGTTATCATAGAAATCTCTAATGAATACATCAAAAGTACCGTTAGCAAATGAAATATTTCCAATGGACATTTTAACAAGTCTATTTGCTGCGTTACCATCGGAGATTAATTTAAATTTGAATAATTTAAAAACTTTATTACCTCTTAATTCTGAAACCATATATGGTGTTTCAGGTGTTTGATATTGTTCTAAGTAAAATGCGATTGAATCACGGTAATCTTGAATATTTGAATCGTCTGTAACACCAGGAAGGTCAATCAACGTTCCGTAAATACCTCTGATTTTTCCACCATTATAACCTGTAGTTAATAGACTAGAGTATGTCTCCTCAACAAATAAAGGAACTTCATTTCTGTCTTTACCAAAGTTAGATCTTCCAAATACTTTAGAAATATATTGAGAGTCTGTAGATGCTAATGACGTTTCAAAACTAAATGTATCTCCATCAGTTGTAATACCTGAAATAACAAATGTTTCAAACGGATTAGTAGATACTCCAGAATACGTTCCTGTTGTAATAATATTAACCCCTGTTGTTGCACTAACTTGAAAATTAGGTCCGTGTTGAGAACTTGAGTACGATGTAATACCTCTTGATCTTAATGTTGATACGACCATATTATCATATTCAGAATAAGTTGCTCCTGAATAATTTGTAAGATAAACCGCCATAGATCCAGAATAAACACCACCACCTATACTTGAAATTGTTTTTAGTACTGAACCAAAACCATAACCGTTATAGTAACTGTTAAGTCCTGATTTCTTGTAATCAAACAATGAATAATACCAAGGATCATTTTCGTATGAAGATAGCGTATTGTTTGCAAATATTACATTATCAACTCCAAATGTTTCTGTGTATGCGGTTGCACCACCAGCAGTAATTGAGGCTCCTGTAACCGCACTGTAAGTAGGTGTATTTACAGACCCCCAAAAATATGCGGTTCTACCTGTTAATGCGGATGCCGTAGAATAACGATTAACCTCTGACGAAATATAAGATTGAAAATCAGACTTTAATGTAGATGTACCACCATTTGCCGTTGTATACGTACTGTAAAAATCCGCAGATAATGACGCTGACGGTGAAGTGATTGTAATGTTAGCACTTGATCCTGTTGTTCCCGTAAAGAATACAAATGAAACTGACGATGGTGTAGTACCAGTAATTGCAAGTGTACTTGAATTTAAATTACCCATAGTCACAACAGACCAAGACGGTCCAGCATCATAACCTGATAACCCAAGTATTCTTGTAACGAATAATTGATTTGATTGTTGTAAGTATGATTTAGCAATATATGCAGTTTCATATTTAGGGATTTGTGTGTTTACAAATTTTTCAGGACTTGTTCCTCCAAAATATACTTGGAACTCATCAAAATTTGTAATGAAAATAGGTTCAAAAGCGGGACCTTGTAGGGTCTCACCAGCTAAACCTAAAGTAGTTACACCAACACTTTGTGCAACAAAAGTTAAGTCCCTTTCTGAGGTGTATACCCCCGGAGAAACGAATACTTTAGTAGAAGATGCCATTTTTTCTATTTAATTAAAGATTTATTTTTTTATATAAATACATTTAAAAACAGCAAAAAACTGACCAAAAAAATAATAAATATAGGTAAGTATGAAAAAATTCTACCTTTTTTCTACCTATAAAAATATTTATTAATATGAAAAAAATTAAAAATATAAAGATTTCAGAAGAATCTCATAATATATTAAAAACATACTGTGAGGAAAATGGTTTAAAACTTTATAAGTTTTTGGAAAATCTTATAAAAAAGACGTGTGTTAAAGAAAAAGATATCTACGGTGAATAATTAAACCAAAACCGCCTTAGTTTTTATAACCGCATTCTGTGTTATATTATCTTTATAAACGATAATTTTTAAAGTATCCCCATCGGTAATTTGTATTTTTGGAACATTATCGCCTAAATAATTATTATTAATAAAAACCGAATAACTTGACGCGCAAGATACCCCTTGACTAAATGTTCCACCAGTCGCATTACTAAAAGATGGTAAAGTTGAGGATTTAACACATATATTACCCGAACCACCAATGTTTGTTGATATTGTGGTTGTCGTACCACTACAATTAATATAAGTTAAAGTATTATTTGTTATTGATGAATAAGTTGCTTGATAACAATTAATTAAATTAGTGGTTTCGTTAATCGTTACATCTGCCGTATATCTGAAAACCTCATTAAGTTGGGTAACACCTGATACAAATAATAAATCTAAATCAAAACTGTCAGGTCTTGGAGGTTCTATTTTTACCCTACGATTTGACTTTTTTGTTTCAAATTCAAATAATGTTATCTGTCTACTAATTGCTGGTGACACTTGAAATTCTTCCTCGTCAATTAATAGTCCCTTTAATGTTATCTTATAACTTTGTATATAATACTTTCTTTTTTCAATGTCCTTTACCGATTCGTCCGTTGGATCCTCTAATGTAATCGGCATATAATGTCCTTTAATTTGTGTGTAAGCTTGTTTTGATGTGAATTTTTGCATCATAATTTTATTAAACTCATTTACCTCTCTCATCCTATTACAAAAGATTTTAATAGTATAGGTAATATCTACAGGAACAGGTTGTGGTATTGTATATACATCCGCACCTTTTCTTTGACCATCCCACGTAGGAACCGTATAATAAAAAAATCGTAATCTTTCGGGTATGTTTGCCGCACCTCCTTGAAATTTTCCGTATTTAACTTCGGGTTGTCTAACGGTAATAATAAAAGGTAGTGATACGTTTTTATCTAAGTCTTGAAAATCCCAAGTCTCCGTAAATTGTGACCACCCCTGCGTTGTTATGATTTTATCCACAGTGGGAACCAATTTTCCATCAACAACCAATTTAATATCATTTTTAACAAAATCTAATATACCTCTATCCATATCAGCGTGCAACACACCTTTAGGTAGGTACGTCCCATCATTAGTGATGTCGTCCAACATTTCTTGTCTTCTTTCAACCCCAACCTTTTGAGGAATAAGGGGTAAATGTTTTTTAATCTTTTTTGGTAATGCCATTTTTATAATCCGTTAAATTCATCGTTTGTTACTGGCGACGCAATTATTGTTCTATAATATTTTTTATATCCACCGTAAGCGTGTTTATTATCTGAAGTAACCCTACCGTCGTTAACTACGGTATAATATCTAACCCTATCTTCGGTTTCATAATAAGCCAAATAATCTCCTGAAGAAATATCAATCACCAATTGATCTAAGTATGTTTGATAAACACTAAAGGTCATATTCCCCGGCTCAATCTGTGATAATTTAGAAGAACCAAGATCTGAGTTTGTTGGAGCATCAATTTTAACCAAACCTTTTATTTCTATCGGTGTTAAAAACTGTATACCACTACTTAACGCTTCTCCATATACGTCATCAGTGTTGGTCTTTTGTCTGTCCACTCTGTATAATACGACAGTAAAATTCATATCACCTAACTGCCATTCCATGCCCATCTCAATTTCTAAATTGAAATCTTCTTCAGAAAAAAACTTGTTTAACCTTGTAATCGGGACCTTATTCTGTGCCATATCTATAAATACATTGATTGATTATTTATTATTGTTTACTATTTTTATTTATATTATTATGGAAGAATTAATTTCAAGAACGCCCGAAACACGGTCACTTCAATTACTTGACGAATATGAAGGATCAAATAACTACATCTTAAATTTAAAACACAAAAAACAAAATAGTAAATCGTTTACACCTACCAGGTCTCAAGCGGAGTACATTATAAATTTTCACGGTCGTACACCAAAGGTTGCAAAAAAATGGGTCAAACTCGATTCGTATTTTGGTAAAAAAATGATGGAAGAAAAAATGTATACCAAAGAACCAACAGAGATTTATGTTGAGAAACTTTTGGTTGAGAAAGATAAATCATACCATATATGGGGTAAGATATTTAGTGGTGAAACTGTTCACGATTTTTGGATACCAAAAACTGCTATCATTAAAGACAATGAAGTTAAAAATATTGTTGTCGATTATACAAAATACGACTCAAGACCACCAATGAATCACCAAAAAGAGGCGATTCAAAAGTTAGTAGGTAATAAAAAGTTTATTTTGGCGGACGATATGGGTTTGGCAAAAACAGGTTCATCAGTAATAGCTTCATTAGAATCAGGAGCAAAAAAGATTTTAGTAATTTGTCCCGCATCATTAAAAATAAATTGGCAAAGAGAGATTAACATATATAGTAACCGTAGTGTTTATATTGCTGAAGGTAAAAAAATAGAAACTAATCACGATTATGTGATTGTTAATTATGATATTTTAAAAAACTTCCATGACATAAAAAATAAAGAAAATTCTGATATTTTAAAAGCCAATTTTGATCTTTTAATTGCTGACGAATGTTTTTCTTACGACACTAAAATAACAACAAATAAGGGTGAAATCAAAATTGGTGATATTGTTGAAAAAAATTTAGATGTGGACGTTTTGTCTTATAATCATGAAACAAAAAAAACCGAATACAAAAAAATATTTAGAAAATTATCTAAAAAAACAGACACTATACTTCAAATTAAATTACGCAACGGAGTATTTATAGAGTGCACACCAAACCATAAAATATATGTAAAAGATAAAGGTTATGTTAGATCAGATAAAATCAAATCAAACGACTACGTGTTTGAACTGTCAAAAATTATTAACAAAAAAACAAATAACGAAAAAAACTCAAACTTGTTCAAAATCTTGCAGCACAACATACAGATACAAAAAAAATCCACCACAAAAAAAAGAAATAGAATTAAAACATCAAAAAGAATGTTTAAATTGTGGAGAAATAATGAAATTTCAAACACAATCACAAATGAAAAAACAAATTTGTTGTTCAATAAGTTGCGCAAGCAAAATGAAATGGAAGAGTGTAGAAACAAGACAGAAGTGGAAAAATTCTATGAAAAAACACAATATGTCAGAAAAAATGAAAGAAGTGCACAGGAACAATCCAAATATAAGACTGAAATCATCGGAAAGGATGAAAAAAAACAACCCAATGTTCAATTTGGAGTCATTGGAAAAAATGAAAAAATCTTTAAAGGGAAAAACTTTTTTATCAAGAGGGGGGAACGGGAAATTAACGAAACAACAAAAAAAATTATACGAATCTTTAGGTCAGGGTTGGGAAATGGAGTATACTATTTTAACAAAGGGTTATATTGGAAATCAAAAAAGTTTACCAAATCACTACAACGTAGATATTGCCAATTCAAAACTGATGTTGATTATAGAAATAGATGGGAAAAGTCACAAACTGAAAAAATGGAAATTTATAGACAAAAGGAAAACAGAAATATTGACTTCATTAGGGTGGAAAGTGTTGAGGTTTTGGAACGAGGAAATAGACAACAACATAATGGGATGTGTAGAAAAAATACAAATGTGTATGATTTAGAAATTGTGGATAATCACAATTATTTCGCAAATGGTATTTTAGTTAGTAATTGCCATGTTGTAAGTAACCCCCAAGCACAAAGAACAAAAATTGTTAATGATCTATGTGATAAAATTGATAGGGTTTGGTTATTGACGGGAACACCAATGACCTCAAGACCGATGAACTATTTTAATCTTTTGAGTTTAGTTGAGAGTCCTGTTGCATCAAATTGGATGGCTTATGCAAAAAGATACTGCAACGGATTTCAATTTAGTGTTGGTAAAAGAAAAATTTGGAACGTTACTGGAGCATCAAACTTAGATGAGTTAAGGGAACGAACACAATCACACATTCTTAGGAGACTAAAAGAAGACGTTTTAGATTTACCCGATAAAATTATTACACCCGTTTATTTAAGATTAAAGTCTAAAGACTATGAAGAACTTATGGGTGAATACTATGATTGGTACGACAAAAACCCTGATGAATCCGGATCATTGACCATCCAATTTGGTAAATTGATGAAGGTTAGAAAAGTTATTGCCGAAGAAAAAGTTAAAAATACTATTGAGTTGGCTGAGAACATTATTGAGCAAGGAAAAAAAGTTATCATATTTACAAACTTTACAGATACATTACGTGCTATTTATAACCATTTTGGAAAAAGTGCGGTTTATTTAGATGGGTCTTGTTCAAAACCTCATCGACAAAAATCTGTGGATGATTTTCAAGAGAATGATAAAATTAAAGTGTTTGTTGGAAACTTAAAGGCTGCGGGTGTTGGTATTACTTTAACATCGGCTGAAGCGGTTATTATGAATGATTTGTCGTTTGTGCCGGCAGAACACGCACAGGCAGAAGACCGATCACATAGAATAGGTCAAAAAAATTCAACATCAGTTTACTATCCCCTTTTTGAAAATACTATAGAGGGTGCGATCTACAACATCTTAAATAGAAAGAAAAAAATTATATCCACAGTTATGGGAGATGACCTGTTATTGGACGACGCATCTTCAATAGAAGAAATGTTAAAAATAATTTCTAATGGTAGGTGATATTTATAAACAATGGAAGTGAATACTAAATATAACGGAGACACCACAAAAGAACAAAAAGACTTAATTAATAAATTTGTTGAGTTTTTAAAAAAAGAACTACCACTTAAAGATGATGTGGAAATTGATTTTTTAAATCAGAGAACAGGAAAAATGACTACCGGTAGTAGAACCGACACTCATCGTTTAAAAATATTAGTTAAAGACAGATTAAATAGGGACATATTAAAAACCTTATCTCACGAATGGCATCACGAATACCAAAGAACGGTTTTAAAAAGAAAAAAAGGCCCGAATATCGGGGGTAAAAACGAAGACGAAGCAAATGCGAAGGCCGGTGAGTTAATGAAAAAATTTGAACAAAAAAACAAAGAGAAAATAAAATCTGTTTACAAACCATTTCAAAATAAGATCAATGAATTGGAGATTAAATTAAATGAAGATTTAATTTCACATAAAAATATTATTTCAGAAATAAAAAGTATAAGTGTTGAAAAATTACCTTACGATTATAACTCTGTAGAGGGGTTTATAGATTCAGAAACAATGAAAACTCACTACACAAAACATTATAAGGGGTATGTTGAGAAATTAAATATAGAGTTAGAAAAGGTTAAAGGTCCTGATTTGGATATTGAGTCAATCATTAAAAAAATATCTAAATTTAATGATAAAGTTAAAAATAATGGTGGTGGGGCATTTAATCACGCATTATTTTGGAAAATGTTATCCCCAACGAAACAAGAAATAAAAGACCCAATCAAAAGTAAAATAGAAAAAACTTTTGGTTCTATAGATAAATTTAAAGAGAAATTTGAAGAGGAAGCAAAATCCCGTTTTGGTTCCGGTTGGGTTTGGTTAATATTAACAAAAAATAATACTTTAAAAATAGTCACCACACCAAATCAAGATAACCCTCTGATGAATACTGAAAAAATACTGGGGTACCCCATATTGGGTTTAGATGTTTGGGAACACGCTTATTACCTAAAATATAAAAACCAAAGAGACAAATACGTTAAAAACTTTTGGAAGGTTGTTAATTGGTCGTTTGTAAATGATTTATACACAACCCAAATAGAAAGAAACAAATCAAAATAATAAGATATTTATATAAAAATATATCTTATGGCCACATCAATTATTCAAGAACCAGATAGAGGTAAACTCTATAAAAGAATTAGAAATCTTTTGGGGGCTCCGTTGAGGGGTGTTGAACTAGAGGATGAAATGATGGATTCTTTATTGGAATTATCTATTCAAGATTATTCCCAACACGTTAATGATTGGTTGATTGAAAGCCAATGGTCGTCTTTGTACGGTTTAAATTTAGATGAACAATCTGTAACACGGGCGTTTACAACAAGAAGTTTGGATTGGGAAACGCAATACACTTATTCATACTCTAAAATTGTAGGGTTACAAGCCGGAGGAGATTACGTTTTAAAGAAAGATTATATAGACTTAATACATAATCAACAAATTTATGAAATTCCTGCGGGTAGGGAACTTAACGAATTGTTATGGTTCTCAAGATCAGAATTGGATGCAGCATATTTTGACCCGTTTATGGGTGGGTTTGGTGGATTTGGTGGAATTGGTCTTGGTGGTGGTGCTGGTTTTTCTCAAATGGGAACAACAGGAAATTATTTTATAACGCCAGCATTTGATATATTATTAAGGATGCAAGACATCAATATTAAACGAAGAATTATTACGGGAGAATTAACGTATAGGGTTACCGCATTACCTGAAGGTAAAAAAGCGTTACATTTAATGAATGTTCCTGGTGGGAAATTTGATTTTGGAAATATCAAATATCAAGGATATCGAGTATGGTATTGGTATTACGATACTTTCGATAGAGAAGATTGTTTAAAGAAAAACCCCGATATTGTAAGATTGCCGTCAGACGTTCCTATTGATGAGACCCGTTGGGATGAGTTAAATTCACCCGCACAGACTTGGGTTCGTAGATGGTTTACCGCTTATTGTAAAGAAACTTTAGCGAGAGTTAGAGGAAAATATAGTGGTAATTTAAAAACACCTGATACTGAAATTACATTAGAGTATACGACCTTACAATCCGAAGCGAAAGATGAAAAAACTATGTTGTGGGAAGAACTTAAAACAAGACTTGAAAGGTTAAGACCAGAAAAACAGTGGGAAATTAAAGGTGCTATGGCTGAAAATATGAATAAATCATTAAAATACAGACCATTTACAAGTCCATACAATGTGATATAATTTTTTATGGCAGTTTTTAAATCAATTCCATCCAAAAGAATTATAAATGGTAACATTATTGAGACTTCTGACTCAGCTATTGTAACCAATAAAAACTACACCACTAATGGTGAGTATGTTATTGTTACCAAAGGTGTTGATCTTTGTGTCATATCTTTAGACCACACAAACACGGATCACGTAGTTATAAAATCATTAACAAACACTTTAGTAAAATCCGATACACTGATAGATGAAGAGTTTAGTGAGGTTGAACTAACTAAAGGTTCCTGTGTTGAATTTAAGTATATCGGAAATAACTGGTATATCCTTTCGTCCGATGGTTTAAAAGGGTCTTAATCATAAATTAAAGACATTAAATCACCATCCTCATCAAATTCGTAGGTATTATTATCGTCTACCGTAACCTTTAATAGTGTTTTAGTCATTAGTTGTTTATTTTTATCTATATATTTTTTATCAACAAGTTCAATAGTATTATCTATGTACATATAATAAGGATCAATCCCAACACTTTTCCAAAACAATAATTCCATATCTGAAATTGTTAGTAGTTCATCTATATTGTCTTGGTCTTTTTCTTTCATTGGGTATCCCCTACCTAATTCTGTTTGTGACTTGGTAAAGATTGGTTGATATATTGGGTTCTCAATTAAGATGTCTTTTCTAATGTCAGGGTTATATACCACAAGTAAGGGTTCAATTCTTTTATTAAATGCCGCTAACGCTCTTGCTACGTTATAATCACCTAATAAGTCAGGGTTATTTTCTATTTCCTTTTCATCAATTAAATAACAATTAAGTTGTATTACCGAATCTGTACTAGCAAGTCTATACGCGACATCGGTTGGTACACCGGTATTAGCTTCTTTATTTTTAGAGTTACTACGTACCCAGTTATCTTCTGACCAAGATTTTTCCCAACCATTATCAAGTAGGAATTTTTCTTTTTCCTTGTATGAACCTTTAATTGTTGTAGAATCCGAGAAAAATAATTCCACTTGTTCATCATTCCATCCAGCTTTTGGTTTATTAACCTTTTGAACATCACCGTGTGATTTTTTTACACCGTTATTAACGTAATAGATGGTATCACCTAAACCTGGTTTTTTACCAGCATTCATTAAAAGTTCCATATGAGCCTGTCTTGACATTAAACTACCCGAAATTGTTTTTTTTGTGATATGTACTTTATAATCGTCAATTGATTGTTTAACACGAGCCTTGTTTGCCATTTTTGCTAAAGGTATTTCTTTGTTGTAAATTTTACTTACATACTCATAATAGAAATCCAAAAACTCACCACCCTTACCATCAAGTAACATTCTTAACCCTTTATCTAAAAATTCTGCAACATATGTTTGAAGTTTTTTAGATTTAATTGAGTTACCCGTAAGTTTAACTTTACCTTTATCTGTGAGTAATGCGTAGTTCTTACGAGCCACGTTAATGGTTGCTGGCCATACACCATCAATATCAAGACCCATCTCATTTCTCATAAATAGATCATTGTATTCTGCAACATCAGCCTCAGCGCCTACGTAGGTTTCACCCGCTTTAACTAAACCATTAAGACCTTTACCTACATAAGTGTAATCTTCTCTATCTTGTGGAGTCTCAAAGTTGACCCCATCCGTGTCAAGAACCAAAGGAACATACCCTCTACCCATAAAATACATAATCATCTGTCGTAAATACTGTCTTCCTGTACACGTAATCTGCTCTCCCATGTCAATATCTCCCCACGGAAATACGTGAGGTGCTGAGAGAGATCCAAAGAATGCGTTGATGAAGATTTTAATTGGTAATTGTTTCCTGTCATATGAGACTGAAAGTTTCGGATCCGTTTTTTTAAATTCACTTGCTAAGTTTTTATATTTTATACGAGTATCTCTAAAGTACTTTAACATACTTTTCATTGCTCCTGTTACATCACAAGATGGAAATACGTCGTGAACTAACTGAATGGAGGGGTATAGTGACGAGTAGTCAAGTTTTAATACCTTCCTTGAGTAACCAACCTGAACCAAACGAGAAAG